GGATTGATTGTATGTGTCAAAAGTCTGTGCTATCTGTGCTAATAAAAACCACGACCAGATAGACAAATTGATAGTTCAAAAAACACCGTATCGCACTATTGCCGAAAAATTCAAAATTAAAGCTAAAGATCCCATACAGGCTATAAAAAATCACGTGCGATATGGACATATCTCAAAGAAGATCCAGGATGCCAAAGAATCTGAAGAAGTCAGATCGGGCCTGGAACTTCAGGCGTGTGTTCAAGAAGTCTATAGCCTCTGTCTGGATGCTGCCAAAGACGCTAGGCAGAAGGATCTAAGGGCCTTTGGTGGATGCATTGGTCCGGCAGTAAAAGTCCTTGAAATCCTCAATAAAGGCGCGCCCGAAGAAGATAGCGGGCCGGGTATAGATAGAGCGATTCAGAGAATGAAAGATGACAGAGACGCTAGAAGAGCCAATCTATGAAGGATGGCTGTTTCCCGAACCAGACTCGAAACACGAAGATGTTATCCTAGACTTCAATTATGAAAATTATAAGCTGTCCGTGCTTTGGGGATCGGTATCAAGCGGCAAGACCGTAAGCTCTTGTCAGGCATGGGCCGGCCTGGTCAAGAGCACGCCGAAGCATTACCCGTTGGCCATGATTGGCAAGACCGAGTTGACTCTTGAAGCCAATGTTATTGATCCTCTGACCGACTTTCTCGGCGAGGATGACTGCTATAAGCGCGGCAATGTTGCGTGGATCTACGGCCATAAGGTACGTCTCTACGGGGCGAATGACGCCAAATCAAGATCCAAGATTCAAGGCAAATCCCTTCACGCCTGGTATGGCGACGAAGTCACCACTTGGCCGGAAGACTTCTTCATGATGGCTCTATCCCGTCTCAGAGTCGGGAAGGCCAAGGCCATTATGACCATGAACCCCGAGGGGCCTTATCATTATTTTCATACTCAAATAATAGAAAGAGCTAATCAACCGGAGATCCGGGCAAAACTCTATCATTTTACGATGGACGATAACCCACATTTGCCCCAGGATTACAAAGACTGGATCTCCTCGATGTACAAGCCCGGCACCGTGTGGCATCGGCGCTGGATTCTAGGCGAATGGGCAATGGCCGAGGGGGCCATCTACGACTTCTTTGATCCAGATCCCAAATATGGTTATGTGGTCTCCGAGGTTCCGGCCGAATTCGACCGCTACCACGTGGGCATAGATTATGCGGAGTCTTCCGTGAATGTAATGCTCCTTCTGGGACGGTCTGGGGGCGTTTGGTACGTTTTGCGAGAGGTCTACTGGGACGCAAAAAAGCAAGGCCGTCAGAAGACGAATACTGAATATTCTCAAGACTTTTGGGATCTAGTCAATGACAAGCGAGTGCGCACTGACTGCGATCCGGGGGGCGGTGGGTCAGGCCTCATCAACCAGCTCCGAAGGGACTACATGGGCAAAGGCTACATCATAAATCAGGCTATGAATGCAGTGGTTCCCGGTATACAGGCAGTGACTCAGCTAATGACGGCGGGGAAGCTCAAGATCCATATCAGTTGCAAGAATACGATTCAAGAACTTTCTAATTATGTGTGGGATGCCAAGGCTCAGGAGAAAGGCGAGGATAAGCCCCTCAAAGTGAATGACCATTGCTGCGATGCCCTGAGGTATGCTATTATGAGAATAACAATGGGAATAGCAAAAGTCGGACCGAAGCCAGCAGGATTCTAAATTATGTTGCGATGTGTGCTTTGTGGTGCCGATCTGGGCGAGCATGATGGTTATGTCCGGGGCAGCATCTCGGGCGAAGTCATAGAGCTTCCCGAAGGCGTATCTCCTAGAGTCACGGGCCAGAAGAACTCCTGGGAAGGCCTAGCCTTCTGCCTGAAGCATTTCGAAGACATCCCCCGAAACATATCCGAGAACATCGGACTGATAGCGAAAAAGAAGAAGCTGGAGCAGCATGATCACTGATTACGAAAAGATCCTTTCTCCTGGTAGCCCGTGGCCGCCTGCTGACCGCGATACTCAAGAGCGGCTTGCCATCTACAGGCGCAACGAGCATCTTTTCGAAGGCGACCACGAGAAGGTCTGGCAAGACGAACTCAGGAAGCTCCGAGGCGACAAGCGAGGAGACCTCCGGCTCAAGCTCAACTATTTCCAGTTGGTCAGCTTATTCTGGGCGGACATGGCTGTAGGCGAGACACCGGATGCCAAGGCGGACGAAGATCAGACCGCGCAGGCCGACGCACTACAGAGGATCGTCCAGTGGACCGACCTTTGGAGCGTCATGGACGATGCTGTTGTAGACATGTCCACATATGGAGATGCCCCTCTGAAAGTCCGCTACCAGGACTATGGCATAATCGAGAACGTGCCGCCCGAATACTGGTTCCCGGTGGTGGAAGCCAGCAACGTGAAGCAGGCAAAGGCCCATGTCATAGCCTACGAGTTCGAGGATCCGGAGCAGAAAGATCATGGTATAGCTGCTGTAGATAGCGGACTCTCTCTCATCACCGGCAAGACTTCTTATCTCAAGGTCGAAATTCATACAGTTGGCCGGATCGAGCATAGACTCTACCGGCTTAAGGACAAGAAGATTGAGGCCCAGATCGAGCTATCAGAGTTTCCTGATTTCGAGTCTTTGCAGCCCGTCGAGGAAACGGGATTAGACGATTTCGCTATCATTGTCCTCCACAACACGACTTCCACCAAGAAGTATCACGGAAAAGAGGATTACTCGATCTTTTTGGATGTTATAAAAGAGCTGGAAACGCGCTATCCCCAGGTCTTCTTCATCTTGGACAAGCACGCGGACCCCTCGATGTATGGCCCGCCGATGGAAGAACAAGACCCCCGAGACGGAGAGTACAAAGTTCAGGGAGGTTCACGGTATTTCACGCTCGTGGACAAGGAGCAGGCAGTACCTGGCATGATCACCTGGGACGGAAACCTGGATGCCAGTTTCCAGACCATCGCCGGCGAGGGCTGGGGGCTCATGCAGAGGTTCTACGAGCTGTCCGAGACCTCTAAGGTATGTTTCGACTCATCCGCTGGTGGACAGGGTCTCAGCGCCCAGGCCCTCAGGCTCATGATGTGGAAGCCTCTGAAGAAGGCTAACAAGATCCAGAGGCGGCTGACGCCGGTGGTCCAACAGCTCATCAGGCTGGTGTCCCTGACAGAGGCCAAAATGGGCATGAAAGATGCCGTGGTGATCGAGAATGTCAAACTCAATTGGCATGATGGCATGCCTGTCGATGAGCAGGCGGATGCCTTAACGGCATCTACGCTTGTCACTGGCGGCGTCCGGAGCGCCCAGGGGCTCATGAGGGACCGCGGGATGCCCGAAGACCAGATCGCCCAGGAACGGGCAGAAATGACAGACATGGTTTTATGAATCTTAATAATCTTCTCCGGGCTTACGATGCCTTGGGCCTCCCCAAGTTCCCTATCACCGTGAACCTGGAGCCTACCAACGCCTGCCAATTGCGATGCAAGACCTGTTACCGGCAGGGCAGGCCGGTGGGCTTCATGGCGCCGGACACATTTGAACTGGCGGCAAACCAGATCTACGAAACTCCGTCGATCTCGATTATAAAGCTCTTCCTGGCCGGTGAACCGTTGCTGCATTCCGGTCTTTCGGGGATGGTTGACCATTTCTCCGAGAAGAGGACGAAGCTAGGAAAGCGATATTGGACTCAGATTAGTACCAATGGCTCCATCCCGTTCTCTGACTACGTTGATCGAGTCGATTCCATCAATGTAAGCCTTGGGGGGCTGGGGCAAAAGCACGAAGCCAACCGGGCAGGATCTTCCTGGGAAATGGTGCACCAGAACATCATGGACTGTGCCGAAACCAGGCGACTTAGGACTAAACTGTCTGTCAATATGGTACAGACGGATGAGACGGAATGCGAAATTGAGCGGTTCTTGGACTACTGGCAGGACAGAGTAGATTCCGTTTTCGTGGCTCGATACCATTCGCCCAAACTGGCGATATCCGGCGCTTGCCAGAAGCGCGGGCGGTGCTTGTACCTCCATCACAGCATAGCGATACTCTGGGATGGCCGGGTCACCACCTGCTGCTCTGATCTCCAGGGCGAGAATGCATACGGCAATGTCCATGAGGGTCACTTGCGAACAATGTCCCAGCCGTCCGGGCCTCTTTGTGAGACCTGTGACGTTTGGAAGATTTAGATTTCTGATCATATAGCTTACTCTGAGCTTGTCAGAGGGTGATTTTTCGATGACTGAAAAGGAAACAATCGTATCTGAAGGCAGCCAGCCCGCTGCAGAATCCCAGGGCGGACAACAACCTGCAGAGCAGGGGAAGACGTTCTCTACGGAGGACGTAGATCGAATCGTCCAGGAGCGTCTCAAGTCAGATCGGGAGAGCTTGGAGAAAGAGCTGGGCCTGGGCATGAAACTCAAGGACGTTAAAGCCGTCCTGAAGGCCCACAAAGAGGCGGAAGATGCCAAGAAATCCGAACTTGAGAGGCATGTCGAGAAGAACAAGGAGCTGGAAGGAGCACTAACGGCCACTCAGGCCGAACTTCTGAAGCTCCGGCTAGCAATAGATGCTCAGATTCCGGCGGACAGGCTGCCAAAAGTTCTGAAGTATGTGAACGGCAGCACCGAGGAAGAGATAGCGGCCTCTATTGCGGAAATTAAAGCTGATTGGGGATTGATCGCACAACCACCTGGGAAGGTTGGCGCAGGCGCGAACCCGGCGAACCCGGCGACCCCGCCAGGATCTAACCTAGCCGGGATGACAAGAGCCGAACTTGCTCAAAAAAGCAAGGACATTGACTGGTATCGAAAGAACCAGGACGCTATCATGAAGGCTCTTGAGAACGGAGAAATCAAGTAGGAGATACCTTATGGCAATTGACAATTTCATTCCTGAAATTTGGGCTAACGAGCTCCAGATGGCCTTAGAGAAGGCGCTGGTGTTCGCTCAGCCTGGCATAATCAATCGAGACTACGAGGGCCAGATCTCCCAGGCAGGTGACACTGTCCGGATCAACCAGATCGGCGATATCACCGTGAAGGCCTACACCAAGAACGGATCCATCGATGCTCCTGAGACCCTGACTGGCGCTCAGCAGGTACTCGAAATCACCGAGGCGGACTACTTCAATTTCGAAGTAGACGACATCGACAAGGCCCAGCAGAGGCCCAAAGTCATGCAGTCGGCTATGGCTCGGGCGGCCTACAAGCTGAGGGACG